GTTCTGCAAATGGAACTCAGAAAGAACACATGGTAGTTGCAGAAGCTTGTAAGAACGTATTTGTTGAACAGTTCCCTACAGTCGCAGAAGCCCTTGAGTGGGCCTAAATAAAAACTATCCTGTTATAAATATTAATATCGGGATAGAATAAATGAAACACAATCATCACATAATACCAAGATATGAAGGTGGATCTAATCTCCAAGAAAATCTTGTAGAGTTATCCACAACACAACACGCCATGTGGCATTATGCTGAATGGACTAGGAAAAAAGATGAAAGAGATTATCTTGCCTGGAAATGTCTTTCTGGACAAATAGGAAAAGAAGAAATACAATACCTGAAATCAAAAATAGGTGGTAGTAATACTCCAAATACTCCAGAAATACAAGAAAAGAAAAGACAATCAATGTTGGGTAGAAAACAAACAGAAGAACATAAAAAAAGAAGAAGTGAAGCCTTAAAAGGTAAAGTCTGTTGTAGTCCTGAAGCTATTCAAAGGATGCGCGAAACTAAACGAAAACTAACCGACGATCAAGTTAAAGACATTTTGAATAGTAGTGATAAAGGTGTTACACTAGCTTCTAAATACAACATCACTCCTTCTCTTGTTTCTCAAATAAAGAGAAGAGTGTCCCCCGCTTATAAACATTGTTATTGAGGATTTGTTATTTTGCCAACATACCCCGTAGTGAACACCGAGACTGGTGAACAAAAAGAAGTGACAATGAGTTTCACTGTTTGGGATCAGTGGTTAGAAGACAACCCAGGTTGGATTAGAGACTGGTCTGATCCCTCAACTGCTCCCATGGCAACAGAAGTGGGTGATTGGAGGAACAAACTTGTTTCCAGAAATCCAGGCTGGAACGAAGTCCTCAATAAAGCCTCAAAAGCACCTGGTTCCAAAGTTAGAAAGATTACCTAGTATGGCAAGAAAAAGGAAGTCTACTGAACCCATTGGTATTGGCATGACTGCGAAACAATTGAAACGTAAGAAACCAATCAACAATGATTTCCTGATAGACATTGAACCTCTCACTGAAAATCAAACCAAACTGTTTGATGCATACAAAGAAGGTAAAAACATTTTTGCCTACGGATGTGCAGGTACTGGTAAAACATTCATTGCACTCTATAATGCACTTCAAGATGTCTTAAACGAGTACACTCCTTACAAAAAGATCTACATCGTTCGTTCACTTGTTGCAACTCGTGAAATTGGTTTCCTTCCTGGAGACCATGAGGACAAGTCAGCCCTTTATCAGATTCCATATAAGAACATGGTGAAATACATGTTTGAAATGCCATCTGATGCAGACTTTGAAATGCTCTATGGTAATCTGAAGTCTCAAGAAACGATTTCCTTCTGGTCCACATCGTTTCTTCGTGGTACTACTTTTGATGATTCAATTCTGTTAATTGATGAAGCTCAAAACTTGAACTTTCACGAACTTGATAGTATAATTACCCGTGTGGGTGATAACTGCAAGATCATTTTCTGTGGTGACGCATCCCAGACGGACCTTCAAAAGACCTATGAACGTAATGGAATCCTGGATTTCATGAAGATCATTGAACAGATGACGGAAACCTTTGAAATGGTTGAGTTTGGTGTTGATGACATTGTTCGTTCTGGTTTGGTCCGTGAATACATTATGAAAAAAATGGCACTGAATCTCTAATGCAAAGAATTTATCATAATTATCTGGGTGACGTTGAACTAGAGAAGAAAGAAACCACAGGTTGTCGTCTCTATAAACTTCCAAATGGTGACTGGGTGCCTTCAATCACTTCAGTCACCTCTTTCTATAATCGTCAAACATTTATCAACTGGCGTAAGAAAGTAGGAGAAGAGGAAGCCAACCGTATCACTAAAAAAGCCACAACCCGTGGTACGGATTTCCATGAAGCGGCACAATCTTATCTTGAAGGAAAAGAACTCCTCTGGGATAATCACCTCCCAGCCACACAGTTCATGTTCCACTCCGCGAAACCATTCCTTGATCGCATTGATAATATACATGCTATTGAGCGTACCCTTTATTCTGAGTACTTCGGTATTGCTGGTCGTGTTGATTGTATTGCGGAGTATGACGGCGAGCTTGCTGTCATTGACTTTAAAACTTCAGACAAAATTAAACCAGAGAAGTGGTTAGAGAACTACTTCGTTCAGGAAACTGCATACGCATGTATGTACTATGAGATGACTGGTATTCCAGTCAAGAAGTTGATCACAATTATGACAACTTCCTCTGGTGAAGTTAAGGTGTTTGACAAACGAAACAAAGACGAGTATATTAGGTTATTAGTTCGATACATTAAAGAATTTGTTACTCATAAGCTCTCCAATGAATAAAGACCTAGACAAGGCACTCAAAGAAAAATTTCTTTGTCAAACAAAATTTACCCAAGACATTGAAGATCTTGTAAAAAACAATGATGACCTGAACTACATTGATGCGATTGTTCATTATTGCGATGACAACAAGATTGAGTTAGAATCTGTGGGTAAGTTGATCAGTAAACCACTGAAAGAAAAGATCAAGGCTGAGGCCATTGAACTCAACTTCCTCAAACGTACATCACGCGCACGATTGCCCCTGTGAAAGTGTCACCTTTTGATTGTTACAAGACTTATCTTGCGATGAAGAATCACTTCACCAAGGAAAGTTATGATTATGTAAAATACGGTGGAAGATCCCGTGCATCTGTTGCGTCTTTTAACAAGAGACGTGACAGATATTTTTTTGAGAGGATGTCACGGAAGAAAGATGATGACGAAATCATACAGTATTTCATCGCAAACTTTATTTCCAGTGAAGATCCTGGTAAAGTCTGGATAGGAGAGATTATTCAAAATGGAGAAACCAACTTCAAGGAATGGCAAAAACGAAACCAATCCTTGTCCTACCTATTCGGAAACGAAGTTGAAACAATCTTTACAAGAGATAATTTCGACAGTTACTTCCATACTCAAGGCCAACACCCGAAAATCCTGAAGGCTTATCTGCGAAAAGAGATCTCAATCGAGACCTTAATCATTCTAGATAAAATTCTGGGGTTCGTAAAACAATTTGATAAGAAACTGGATGATCCAATTTGGAGTACGGTTTCCCTCAAGATCAAGAAGTACGGATCGTTTCTAAATATTGACGTGCTTCGTTATAGAAAAATCCTGAAGGAGAAAGTTCTATGAGTTTTCTAAGTAGTCCTCAAGTTCGCGCAGGACTTGTAGAAATCAATGAACTTCAAGAGGAAATCTACAAAGATGCTATGAAGTTTCCTGCCATGTCGCAGGAAGATCAGTATGCACATCTTGAAAAGTTAGAAAGTCTTCTTGAGAAACAACGCATTATGTACACAAGAGTTTCTCTTTCTGATGATCCTGAAGCACTACAGATCAAAGAGAACATCGTGAACGCAGCTAAAATGCTGGGGTTCCCAGGTTCGGTGGATCCTGGTGACCTGTTCAACAACATGCACATGACCATCAAAAACTTGCGTAAGATGGTTGATAATGGAAAGGGTTGACAAATCAAATAATGTCTTTTACTATATAGTTATGGGTAAAAGACATTAAATGTTTAATAAAATAACCAACTTATCAAATTATCTAATAGAGGACAACGGAAAAGTTTTTTCTCTACATAAAAAAGACTACATAAAACTTTATAAAAATAATTATGGGTATTATTTTGTCTCTTTAAAAACTGATGATGGTAAATGGAAATCTTTTTTTATTCATAGATTAGTTGCCGAAGCTTTTATTCCAAATCCAAAAGAATATCCAGTAGTTATGCATTTGGATGATGACCCATCCAATAATCAATCATTTAATTTAAGATGGGGAACTCAATCCGATAATTGTGTAATGTGCATTGAAAAGAAAAGAAATCATGGTCAAAATAAGTGGACCAAAAATCCATTAACTTGGACACTTAAAGATCCACATGGAAATATACATACTACAAACAATTTAACAAAATTTTGTCTTGAAAATAATCTCAATCAAGGTGCTATGAGAAAAACTCTTTTGGGTCTTCAAGGAAGAACCCAACATAAAGGGTGGACACGGGCTTGACATCCCTTCCTTCGTCTTGTAGGATAAAGAGGTCGCACAAACCAAATCCAATTTAATCTAAAAAAATCCGATGAGCTTTTCTGATCTGAAAAAACAGTCCAAACTGGGTTCACTGACTTCCAAACTGGTCAAGGAAGTTGAAAAGATGAACTCTCCTCAAGGTGGTGATGACCGCCTGTGGAAACCCGAGATGGACAAGTCTGGTAACGGTTACGCTGTTGTCCGTTTCCTCCCCGCACCCGAAGGTGAAGAACTCCCTTGGGTAAAGA